CTTCGGCCCTTTCACCTTTATCACGAAACCTCTTGTACCTTCTTCTGGATGATGTATACTGGTCATAAGCTAAAGCAAACCACCAAAACAGGAAAACAGCAAAAATGAAAAAATCCAACCGACATAATGCAAGCCGCTTTGGATCACAGCTTCCAACGTTGCGAAGAACTTGAAAGCAACTCCGCGTCTGGATGGGTAGACACCGAGTTCGGCAGAGTCCAGGTCAACATCGTAATTGCAGACGGTAGAGTTGCAATCCGTAACCGCCAGTTTCGCAAAACCTGGGAGCTAAACGGCAAGCGTATCTCGGCCGCCAAACTGCAATTAGCACTAGGCGCATAATCGCGGAGGGCTTCGGCCCTCTACTGCCAAACCACCTAAACAGGAATACAGTTATGTGCTACGGAATTTACGACAAGAAGACCCATCTGATCCTAGAGCGCAACTTACCCCAGGACACAACCTTCGCCATGATGGACGAGATTATGCTTGACTACCCGGAGGACTGGACGCGCTTTACTATTGTTAAGGAGGTTGACCAAGGTTGGATCTGTACGATGACCATGCGCCTTGTGCCTGTTCATAACCTAGGACTAACGCGATGAATACACCTTGCAGCATGACCCGTGAGAAGGTTTATAATGAGCGTGTAGTTGGTAGACCAGCGTTCTGGAAGCTAACCACTTATAACCTTAACGGTGAGAAGATACGCTCTGGTCAGTACTCTGTGGACTTTAAGGAAGGGTATCTTGCTGGTTTGGTTGAGGAGTATTTTGGGTTCCCCCTGGAAGCTGCTGAGGATATTGAATAGTATTTAGGATCCTTACATTACAGACAAACCTCGCTGCTCTTAATCTGGCAACGGGGTTTTTCTTTGGGTAAAATTTACACCGCTCATACGATGAGATATAGTAAAGGTAACTTTATAGGACCAAACCAAAACATATATGAGCCAAAAACCGTTAACAGTAGAGGACCTAAGAGGTCTTATAAACAAGGGGCAAGCCAAAGACCCGCTTGTGTTCTTGGAATCTGTGATGAACGGTTCTGATCCAAGGCAGATATCCAGGTTATATAAACTGGTTACAGATATACATGACTTTAGCAACGGCGACCCAGACTCTAGTGATTGGGCCGAACTCATATATATAGTCCTTAGCGATTATAAGTATCGCCCGGTTGGTTTTGGGAGAATCTATTACCGCTGCTAAAACAATGGCAGAATACTTGTATGCAAAGCGCAAACAGATAGACACCAACGGCGGTAACAATAGCGGTTCTGATCCAGGTAGTAACCCTTTAACCGAGGAAGAGGTAGAGTTGTTCAAGGAGAAGTTTAATGAGTGGTTCTGAGCCAATCCTAAGCGATGATATTGAGCGCTGGTCTTATAATGAAAAGCGTATGCTAAAGTATATGCTAGAGAACGACGGTATCCAGTTCATGCGTTACTTCTTTAACCTGAGAGAAGGCAATAAGATGATACGCAACTGGCACCATTACGCCATTGAGTATGTCTTGCAAGCGGTATACGACTGTAAGATAGATCGCCTAATAATCAACATAGCTCCAGGTTATACCAAGACAGAGCAGGCGGTTCTCAACTTTATAAGTCGGGGTATAGCATTAAACCCGAGATCTAAGTACATACATACCTCTTACTCCGGGGACTTGGCACAAGAGAATTCATCTAAGATAAAGCAAACAGTACAGACTCCTGAGTTTCAAGAGTTATGGCCTATGCAAACTCGTACTGACACAAAAGGTAAGAAGCGCTGGTTCACTGAGCTAGGCGGCGGCATGATGGCAACCGCCAGCGGAGGTCAGATTACTGGCTTCCGTGCAGGGCGAATGGAATCTGGCTTTACAGGTGCTTTTATAAACGATGACCCAGTCAAGCCTGATGATGCCTACAGTAACGTAAAGCGTAATGCTATTAACAACCGCTTCAATAACACAATGCGGTCGCGCTTGGCAGTAGAAACAGTACCTATGATCAACATCATGCAGCGGATACACGAAGAAGACCTCAGCGGGTTCCTGCTAAAAGGCGGTTCTGGTGACAAATGGCACCACCTCGTAATTCCTACTTTCCTCTCTGAGGAGGCGCTTAACAAGCCTTACCCTAAAGACTATACCCACGGTATTCCCATAAGCCTAAACGGCGTTCTGGCGGCTCTCAATGGCGGCAAGCCTTATGCTTTTTAGCAGAGACGACATGATAGGTATTGTGCCAAGCACTGTACCTATTGGAGATATGCTTTGGCCGTTTAAGCATAACCTGGAACAATACAAAACATTAGAGTCTGGTGACCCCTATACTACCTCTAGTCAGATGCAACAGCAGCCCTCTCCTGCCGGCGGGGGTATGTTCAAAGAGAAATACTGGAGGTACTACGAAGTCATGCCAGCGGGTATGGACATGATACGTATCTATGGAGATACAGCGCAAAAGACCAGAGAACATAATGACTACAGTGTATTCCAATGCTGGGGAAGAGTACCTAATCAGGGTATATACTTGCTAGATCAAATAAGAGGTAAGTGGGAAGCCCCAGAGCTAGAGTCTAAGCTGGTTGAGTTCTGGAATAAGTGGAAGCCTACAATGTATAAGCCTCTAGGAGCAAATCTAGTTAAGATAGAGGACAAGAGCTCCGGGTCTTCTCTTATACAGTCTATCAAGAAGAACTATATGATACCAATAGAGCCTATTCAACGTAATACGGATAAGGTTCTGAGAGCAATGGGTGTCGTTAAGTACTTTGCCAGCGGTTATATATTCCTACCTCTTGATGTGGACTGGATAAGCGATTATAAAGAGGAGTTCCGTAAATTTACTCCGCTAATGACACATAAGCACGACGATCAAATAGATCCCACAATGGATGCTGTTGAAGACTTAATTGTCTTTGAGGATATGTTGTATAGTTCTAACGCAATCGGTTCATGAGAGTTTTAGCAGTAAAAGATCAATGTAAATTACTCAAGGTTACATTTGTTATATAGTTGATAGTTGGGTAATGCATAAAGGAAAATTTGCTTAAAATTTTACACACATTAAAAAGCCAATGCGTTTCAATGTAACAAATGTAACCTTAACTAAATTAGGAGAACACAGTGGACAAAAACACGTACCAAGAAGCCCATATCATGGACTCTGACCAAACGGCGCTAAACGACAGCCTGGAAAACCTAGTGGCTGAGCTTGGCACTAACCAAGACAAACGATCGCACTCGCGTTTTGTAAACTCTAAGCGGTTGTCTGCCGATGGTATGCAGGAGGAGCTCAACGCGTTATACCGTACGGACTGGTTAGCGGGTAAGGTCGTTGACATTATACCGGATGACATGACCCGGGAATGGCGCTACTTTAGCGGGGACATTGAACCCGAAACCGTTGGCGCATTGGTAGAAGAGGAAGAGCGTCTTGGTTTGGCCGATGCGTTTAATCAGGCTCATAAATGGGCGCGGCTTTACGGAACCTCGTTTATTGTTATTAATGTTGATGACGGCCAACCTGTAGACCAACCGCTAAACCTTAACCGGGTTAGGAAAGGTGGGTTGAAACATATTAAAGTTGTTGACCGCCATCGTATAGACCGAGCCGACCTGCAACCAATTGAAAACCCGTTAGACCCGAATTACGGTATGCCAGTTTATTATCGCTTTGTTAACACTAACGTGAAGATACACCATACTCGGGTAATAAGGTTTGATGCGGTTAAGTTACCGTTTGATGAATTCAAGCGTAACAACTATATGTCTGATTCTATATTGGACAGGTTATATGAAGCCCTGATTAACTTCAATACTATTGCATCGGGTTCCGCCAGCATGGTATATGAAACTAACGTAGACGTGATGAAGATTAAAGGGCTTATGAATTATATACAAAGCCCGGAAGGTACAGCGCTGATACAGAAGCGGTTCACGCTGGCGAGTATGCTTAAAAGTTTCAACAATATGCTGTTACTGGATGCGGACGAAGAGTACGATAAAAAGCAGAACAGTTTTGCCAGCCTACCAGACCTGCTATATGCCCATGCGTTATTTCTGGCCGGTGGTAGTGATGTCCCCGCTACACGTCTTCTAGGTAGTTCTGCAAGCGGTTTAAACGCGACCGGCGAAGGGGACATGAAAAACTACTACGACGTCATACGTTCTAAGCAGTCAAAGGACTATAAACCTAAACTGGATTTCTTTGATATTATAATGGCGAAGAGTTTAGGTATAGCTGATGATGCCGACCTGGATTACAAGTTTAACTCGTTGTTCCAGATGACACCTAAAGAACAGGCTGACTTGGACTTTATTAATGCTCAGCGTGACCAGATATACTTGGACAAAGGTGTTGTCCCAGAGTATACCATAGCTAAAGAGCTAAAGCAGAATTCAACCTACACTAACTTAACTGACGAACATATTACGGAGTTAGAGGAATACGCTAATGGCTTTGAACCCGATACCGACGAGCTTGAACCTGGAACTGAACAAGAAGAACAGGGCGGAGAAGAAGAAACGGGTGAACCCGGTGAGGAATCCGAAGGGTCCGGAGGTAAAGTATCGTAAGTGGTTGCAGAACATAGCCAAACGACTAAAGGCAGATATAAACGAGCATCTTGTACCTGTACTAAAGCGTTTACAGCCGGAGTATGTTAACGACGCCTATGCTAAGACGCTAGAACAGGTATTTGAAAACCTTCGGCGTAACTATGTAGATATAGGGCGTAACGCTGCTATAGTTAGTAGCTCGTTTACTGAGGACGTTAATCAGGTTAATAAACAGCGGTTTTATAAAGCAATGGAAAACGCTATTGGTATAGACCTGAATAACGTACTTCAGAACGAAGGTTTAGAAGACATAATGTACGCCACAACCAAAGAGAACGTGGCTCTCATAAAGACAATACCTGAAGAGTATTTTAAGCAGATAGAAGGTGTTGTCTTCAGAGGTACAGTGCAGGGTCGCGACGCTACCTCAATGATTAAACAGATAACCAGGATAGGGTATAGCACTGAAAAACGCGCTAGGCTTATCGCGCGCGACCAGACATCTAAATTAAACTCAGCGCTTAACCAGCAACGATCGCAGAACTTAGGTGTTGAAGAATATGTCTGGCGTACAGCAGGTGACGAAAGAGTAAGAGATAGCCACAAAAGTAAGAACGGTAAACATTCCGATGGGATGATCCTCCTGAAGATACAGGACATCCTGGGCAAGACATTCAGTGCCGTTGCGTAGCGCAATCGATAATTAAAGTGTAGTTTGGAGGCTGTATTGTACCAAGGTGTTTATTTTGATTAGAATATGAACTATTATAGTCTAAACCCAGAAGGCGGTAACAGATGTTTCTAAAAGACAGACTAGATATAAACTCAGAACGTAAGTATACCGATGAAGGATTTCTTGTTGTACCAGCAAGGATATCTCGCATTGGTATACAAGAGTATCTAGCCGGTGAAATGGGTGTTGAAGACCGCCAGCCCGATGATATTATAAGGGTGTATCGGCCTGAGGAAGAAGTGTTTTCAGACTTGTCCCTTAGCTCCTTTAGTAACAAGCCCGTAACAAACAATCATCCCCCTGTACTTGTTAATGCCAGCAACGCAAAAGAATACTCAGTTGGTCATGCTGGCCCAACTGTTACGCGTGATGGTTGTTTTGCCAAATCAGACCTATTTATTATTGACGCTAAATCAATACAAGATATTGAAAGCGGCAAAGCAGAATTGTCCAACGGCTATACAGCGGATATAGACTGGACTCCCGGTGTTTCTCCAGACGGCGAGCAGTATGATGCCGTTCAGAGGAATATAAAAGGCAATCACATTGCTATTGTAGAGCGTGGTCGCGCTGGAAGAGATTGCAGAGTAGCCGACCAACTTCCTAACCTAGGAGACATACCCAAAATGGCTAAAATTACCATTGATGGGGTTGACTATGAAGTATCTGATCAGGCGGCACAAGCGGTTGGGAAACTGCACACTCGCCTGACAGATGCTGAAATGTCAGCCGAAGAAATTGAGAAAGAGAAGAAAGCTAAAGAAGATGAAGCGGAAGCAGCCAAAAAAGCGGCTGAGAAAACCGAAGATTCTTTGAAGGCTAAACTTGACGACGCAACAAGCAAGGTTCCAACGGCTGACGCCCTGGACAAGCTGGTTGCAGCGCGTACTGAACTGGTTGATAAGGTTCGTAAGATCCTACCCGAAGTTGAATGGGAAGGTAAGGACAACGCCAGTTTGATGAAAGAGGCGGTCGCGGCTAAGTGTGCAAACGTGCAGATGGACTCTGTTTCTACAGATTACATCCAAGCCCGTTTTGATATGCTGGTTGAATCCGTACAAGGTGTTAACGATTTGGACAGTGCTTTCCGTCAGGAAGTTACAACCAAAGACAGTAAAGTTGAAGACACTCGCCCGGTTCATATTATCGCCCGTGATAAAATGCTCGAGCGGAACCGTAACCTTTGGAAAGGAGGTGCTAAGTAATGAGCGCACAAACTTCTTATGATATCCGTCAAGGCAAAGCTTACGCTGGCCTTATTTACGCTCAAGCGCCTCATGACATCGTATCTCGTGCGGTAGAAACAGCCGGTGGTATTGCGTTTGGTGTTGCAGTAACTCGCGGAACAGATGCCGACAAGCAAATTGTTCCCGCTGCTTCCGCCGACTTCCTGGGTATTACCATTCGCTCACTTGAAAAAGAAGGCGGAACTGCTGGTGCTATCCAATGGAATGCCAAAGAAACAGCCGGTGTAATGCGTAGCGGTTATATTTGGGCAGTATGCCCTACTGGATGTGTACCCGGTGACGCTGTTAATTATGCCGACGGCACAGGTGTTCTGGACTCCGGCGCTGCTGGTGCTGGTAGTACTAGCCTTGATGGTGCCTCTTGGGAAACTACCGCCGTAGCTGGTGAGCTGGCTGTAGTACGTCTTTCAACTTCCGCCGTAACCGCTGGCGCATAAGGAGCAATTAAATGAAACAGTTGAAACTCCGTGACGGCTCCATTGTACAGTTTGACGGCGCACATTATGCCGTTGTACAAGGGCCGACCAAAACCACACTTGACGGTGCTATTAGTCAAGCTATTAACAACGGTATCCTGGATGCTGACGGCGCGTTCTTCTTCCAGCGCCAGTTGGAGCACATTAAAGCACGTAGCTATGATGTTCAGTACGCTGAACTTCAGGCGCGTAGCCTTTTCCC